TTACTTCATTTGAATACCTATAATTGTATGCCCGTAAATTCCAGCATAACTCTCAGTTCCTTGCTCAGTTCTACTATCTACATAAGGCAACCAACCATCTTCAGCAGTTTTAACACGATATGTTACATGACCTTTTGTTGATTTTATACGAATACCATCAATAGCTTTTCCATATACACCTGCATAAGAATTTGGATTGCTAGTATCATTTTTAGCATAATTTTTTGAGTTTACAGCATCAAGCCAATTGCCACCCTTTAAGTGGGCCTCGTAAATAATATCTCCATACTCTGGCTTACATCTAAAGCCAGAAATAGGTTTTTTATAAATACCTGCGTAACCATCTGCTGTATTATCACATTTCTTAACTTCTGGTAGCCATTGGTCTGTATATACTTGGTATGTGATTACTCCTGTATAATTAGGTTCAGCTGTATTATCATTTACTGGTAAATCTGCATTTATGTATGGCGTTGGATTCATGAAATTATCGTTTTTATCTCTTACCTCAAAATGTAAATGTGCTCCAAAGCTATGTCCAGTATTTCCCATGTATCCTATAGCTTGTCCCTTTGACACTTTTTGTCCTACTTTAACTGTTACACTATTATATTTCATGTGTGCGTATAATGTGTAATAACCATTATGCTTAATTTTTACATAATTACCATAAGAGCAACCAGTTTTGTCATTTGTTTTATAGTTATTTCTAACGGCTACTACAGTTCCATCTGAGTGTGCTGTAATATAGTCTAAAGTATAACCTGTGCCGACTAAATCAATACCATTATGAACACCTTTTTTAAATGCTTGTGTTATTACATTTCCTTTATTTTTAAATACTCTACTCATCTTCTGTCACCTCAACTTCATCTTTTATTTCTTCAAAGATCTCTTCTGTAGGTTCTTCTACAGGCTTCATTACTTCAAGTTCTTCATCTTCCATTTATTTTGCCTCCTTTGCAGTAAATAATTGTCCATTTTTATTATCATACATATCAAAAAAATTAACACACCATGCATTTACAATTTTAACTTCTGCATTCATGCAATGCACACAGTTTTCATCGTATGCTTTTTTATAAAACTCTAATTTATTGTCTAAATTCTCTGCTCTGTTTACTATTACCTCTGTAGTATTTTGACCTGGTATTGTTACTTCTACAGCTATATCCGTCTTTGTTAATTTAGCAGTATCGAAAACTGCTATTAAATTTTCTTTTTTCATTTATTTTTCCTCCTTATTTTCTTTTAATTGAGTTCCAAAGTAGAAGGCTATTATCATTAAGTAGATTTCTTTTATGTCAAAGCCTTTTGCAATAGCTAAATAGCACACTACTAATGTTAATAATATTGTAACTATGCTTTTCACGTTAATTAGCTTTGCTAACTTTTCTAACATAACTATTCCCTCCTTTCTAAATCTTCTATTCTGTGATTTGCGACTTTAATTTGTTCTTCTATCACAGGCACTCTTTGCGCAAAATTATTGTGTAGCCTCACTTCTCTCGTAAGTTCCTCTATTTTTGTGTCTGTAACAGCTTGTTGTGTCGAGAGTCTGTTTTCTATTTTTTTATTACTGGATAAATTCGAAAAGACTACCCCTACAAGAGACAGTCCTCCAGTTATAACAGCTACTATTATTGCTTCCATAATAAACTCCTTTCTCTTTTTATACGTTTGTAAAATTGCTCCAAGTTCCATCAACCATTTTTCGATACTGCAACAAACCACTCGTTGCACTGATTAAAAATTGTACTTTATAAGTCGAAGTGTACGATAATTGCAAAAAATACCCGTTGTTAATATAACTTCCGTTGACTTTGCAATCTGACAAGTATGCAAAACCAGTGAAATCGTCTAATGTGTTCAATTCTTTTCGAACCAGACGTGGAAGTAATCCATCACCTAAACCACTTTGGTTTAATCTAGTAATAGCTGAACTAATTGCTGTTGTGTTATTTTCGATTTTTTGCTTATTTTTAATATATTGAGGTATCATACTTTGACACCTCTTTTCTTTTTTAGGCTAAATATAAGTGTGTGTGTGTGTGTGTGTGTGTGTGTACAGCCACAATGTTTTCAGCTTGTTTCATATTATCATTCCTTTCTTATTTCCATTTCCCAATCGCAATAGCAGATATTTTAGTTGAAGTTCCCGCAGCTCGAGAAATTATATCAATTCCTCTTAAGTAAGCGTATTTTGGACCAGCCTCACCTGTAACGGTTCCCCAACTTGCAGAATTGCCCCATTGAAACAAGGAACAAGTTATTCCTGAAAGTGTTACAAATTCGGCAGGATATACCCACTTTCGTGTACCTTGAAATAAATTAGTTCCATATGCATTGCTGATTGCTTGATCTGTAACTGTTATGTTCAGCGTACATATCATATCTCCGTTAGACCACTTTGTGTAAGAGCCATTAGTATTAGAACCACTCTCAACGATATATGCTCTATTTATTAATTCTTTAATTTTAGTCCACACATTAAACATTTGAATACTCTCCTCTCACAACAAATTCAAAATATTCGCCAACATCACAGCCCCAGTCACTAGTTGTCTTAATCTGGTTACTTACTGTGTTAGCTTCGCCTATCTCTCGATAATGACCGTCAGTTCCTGCATCATCGCTACTTAATATCAGTAGTTCTCCCATATAATACACATCTAAACAATGTGTTCCTACTTTGTAATAACATGGCAATGTTATAGTTCCGCCTTTTGCTACATCTGCAGTGAGCTGTAAGAAGTATTTGTGCTCTATATGTGAGTTAATTTCTTCTTCAATGTTATCTTGCATACCATTTAAGTTCTCTGCTGATAGTGGTGTTGTTCCTTCGTAAACTGCTTCTTCTACTTCTTGTTTTACATCGCCGTCCATAAAATAGGCTTTACTTTTTAATGTTCCATTTTGAAACGTTTTTTTCTTCATCTTCTGGCCTCCAGTTTCTCAATTTTGCTTTGCAACTTATTTATTTGTTCTTGTTGCTCTTGTATTGCTTTGGATAATGTTGCTATTATAGGCAACTCATTAATATAATATCTTTCTTTTATTTTTCTTTTTTTGTCTGCTGGTCTCTTAATAACAAAATTAGGATCTATTTTCTCCATATCTTGTGCAATATAGCCTATGCTGTAATGTTTTCCATCATCTTTTTTATCAAATTCTTTATGTTTAATTTTTTTGATTATATCTAAAGCACATGCACTACTATTTTTTATATTCTTCTTTATTTTTTTATCTGATGAAATATTATCTGCATAAATATTTCCATCAACATTTAAATCGGCTCCATGAATTTGTACCATACTAGAAGGGTACATTGATATAGTTGCTTTTTTATTAGCAGTTCCTAAAAATATAGTTCCACCAGCCACATGCAAATCTCCGTTATCAGTTTGTAGAACATAGTTTTCTCCGCCAATTTTAAGCGAATAACTTCCGACTTGAATTTTTAAAAAATTCAACAGCATTTAATATGTTGATTTTTGGTGTATTGCTATCATATGAATTTTCTGGAATGATTTGCAATAGAACATCTTCAGTTTCTTTATCTATAAAAATTATCTCTCCACTTAGTCCACCAACAATTTTAACATTTCCAGAAATTATACCACTTGTGTCTCCAGAAAGAACTAAATCACATGCAGTTAATACTAATTGACCACTAAAATCTCCAGCATTTTTGCTAGCCATTTTAAAATCTTTAATAAAAAGTATTGGCCAAAACTTTTTATCGCTTTGAGTCGTCATCCCCCACGCCATTCCATCTTCTATATTTTGACTATACTCCCCGTGGAACAGCAAAAGCTATAAATCTATTTTCTCCAACTTTTTGAACACCCATATTTGCAAATACCGTTTCACTATCGTAAAAGTGCTGTCCTGTTTTATCTAAAGACATCAATACTTTTTTATTGTCATCTAATATTGCTAAACTTGCATTTTGATTTATAATCATCATTTGAATAAATTCAGCAATTTTGTTCCAAGCAACTTTAACAGCTTCTGAATTTACTTCTAAATATGTTGCAAATTCATCTTTATCTAATTTAGTGCTTGCCATTATTTCAATTTTTTTGGAGGTTTGTTCTATTCCTGTTTTAAACTCTGATTTAGTAATATACGTATCTGTGAAATCATTTTTTACAATGTATTCTGCATAAAATTTATTGCCTACCATATCGATTAAGTAGATATAATTGTCTCCTTCAAAAAGTTCTATATTTAAGCTAGGTATAGCTTCTTTTATTGGAGTTTCTAATTCTTCTAATACATAGAACTCTGTTAATTTTAATCTACGCATAACATAATCTTTGTCTTTTGTTATGACTAAACTATCATAAACATTGCCTTTAAATCGTAGCTCTTCAATGTCTATTATGTACTCTTTTTTATCTGCAGACGGATTAGTTCTACTCTGCTTATCTACTATAATCTTGTACTTCATAAATTACCCTCCCTTCTGATTAACTTGCAATCCTGCTCTAGGATATAAATTTGCTCTTGGAAATAAGTTTGCTTCGTATGTTTTATTTCCCTGCACTTCTAGTTTTAGAATATTAGCTTGTCCAGCATCTACAATATGAACTTCACTTACTCCGTCAGACTCTCTCTTATATTCCGCTGTGTTTTCTACCTTTGTTTTAATTCCGTTGATATCTTGCTCTTGTTGGGTTAACTTTGTTTCGTGTTCTGTAGTTTGCTCTGCTAGTTGAGTTATTTTTCCATTTATTTGATTTATATTTGATTCTACTCTTCTATTTATAGTTTTTTGCGATGGTGTTCTAGTGGTTGTTTCTTCTTTTGATTTACATTGTATTTTGCTATTTATACTTGCTTTCCATTTGCCACCAAAGTCAGCAGAACCTTGATATATAACTTTCTTATTATCTATTATTAATAAATCTCCTATATCCAGTGAAGGGTCTATTATGGTATCTCCTTCAAAGCTATATACTTCTAATCCATTTATTTGATTATAGATATTATTTATTTGCTCTTGATTCACTATGAACATATTGTCTTGATTTATGTATATAGTATTACCTGTTGTATCTCCCTTTTTAAATGACTGTACACCATCTTCATAGCTTATCCTTGTTATTTTTACTTTTTCGCCCCACTTAAACTTTTGAAAATATTTTAGTGGTAATGTAGCTGTCGTTTCTCCTATTGTTTTTATATAAAGTTTTCCATCTCTACCAATACAAGCAAATCCACCAGCACTTTCAGCTATGTAACTTACATATGTCCTTGCAGATACAGTATTATCATATACAGCTATTTGCTTATTAGCATTAAGAAAAGAGGTAGAGCCGAAGTTCTACTCCTGCTTTTGAACATATATCTTGTAATACAGTTAATAGAGTTGTTGGATATGTTAATTTACTTCCGTCGTAATTAAACTCAAATTTAAGCATATTATCTAGTAATTTTAATGTTATCGTATAATCATCATCTTTACTAATGTCATCTACATTGAAAATGCCGACTGGTATTATTTCTCCTATTATTCCACTTTTTATTTCTACCTTATTTATGGCTTCTGGCACTGCTGTTTTATATAATTTTAGCTCAGCACTTTTTGCAGTAACTGAGCCTAAGCTAAACTCATCATTAGAAAACAGTTGTTGCTCAGCCTTGCAACTTAATATGTATTTTTTATCTATTTCACTACCATTTATAAATACTTTTAGCAAATGTGGTGCATTATATATCTTAGCTTTGTAGTTATCACTTGTATCATACATTAGCTGTTTGCCCCCTCTGCTGCTATTTTTTGTGCTCCTGTTAATTCTTTTTGCATTAAATTAAAAGAGCACTTCCACTTCGTTTCTGAAGTGTTAGTACTCTTTTCTGTTTTTATCATATCAACTTTTCTTTTTGAAACTCTAAATTTTGCATTTTCTAAAAAGCCTCCATCTACTACTGGAATTTTAATATCCAATATGAGTGGGTTTTTATATGTTTTCTGTATTAAATTCTCTGCTTCTTCTTCCGAATTGAAGTCCCAGCTCATAGAAAGTTTTAGCATTCCTACAGCTATTGGATTATCTATTAATGAACCATCAACAACACTAGAATAACTGTCTTTGTCTGTATCTTCTATGTCTGCTGAATATGTACTTGGTGTCGGTAAATTTTCTGTTTTTCCATGTTCTCTCCATAACATAATTTTATCCTCCTACTAATGCTTCTATATCTTTCCCTGATTGTCTTTTCATGTCTCTTAAATTGTCCAATAATATTTGTCCTAGTTTTGCATTTCCTACATTTACTGTTAAATAAATTGGTTTATTGTTTTCATTTTCTTTATATGCTATATCACTTAAAGCATCCAACATATTATTAGCCTTAACATTTACAGGTTTTATTGTTGGATTTGTTAAAGGAATACCTGTTACCGCTTCCGTATTTATTGTATAAGACATTGTTCCTGCTAAATTCTCCATTTCACTCTTTATCTTATTAGTATTTGACTTTATTCCACTAACCATTAAGTCAATCATGTCTGGCATATATGTATGGAAATTACTCAAAGGTCCTTCGTCTGGTTCTGTGAAGTGTAAAAAACTTTTTATTTTGTTTGCAACAGAACTTACTGCAGTAGTTACTTTATGAATGTTGTTTTTTATTCCTGCTGCCATATTACTTACCAAATCTTTTCCCCATACAGATGCACTACTTCCTAAACCACTAAAGGTATTTTTTATTGTATCTGACATACTTGATAATTTCTTGTCTTCCTTTATTTTGTTCCAACTTTCCGATATTTTACTTTTTATATTATCAAATTTATCCATTGTCTTTTCCTTAATATCGGAAAACGTATTGTATATAGCCGTGGTCATTGCTGATTTGTTAGGGTCATTTTTGATATTATTCCATGTATCTGTAACTTTACTTTTAATATTATCAAATTTATCTTTTGCTTTACCTTTTATATTTTCCCAAGTTTCAGTAACATTTTCCTTTATATTTTCCCATTTTTCTCTTGTCTTGCTTTTTACATTTTCCCATGTATCAGATATATTTCCTTTTATTTCATTAAACTTGGTTTTTACGTTTTCGCCAAATCCCTCAAATACTCCAGCAACCTTTTCCCAAATACCTGTTAATCCATTTTTTAAGCCTTCTATAATAAAGCGTCCTTGTTCTTCCATCACAGTTGATGGTGAATGTATTCCAAATGCATTTTTGAATCCATCTATAAATGGCTTGAATACGTTGTCATATATCCATTGTCCTATTCCAGCAATAGCATCTCCTATTCCCTTTAATATTCCTAGTATTACATTCCCACCACATTCTTCTATCTTGCCTCTAAAATATTCCACAGCCGAATTGCATATATTTGAAATAACTGTACCTACATTTATTATTGCTCCTATAACAGATACTTTTATTATTGCTGCTCCTAATATTTCAAAAATCCTTTTAGCAACTCCAGACCAATCAATGTTGCCTAAACACTCCGCAATTTTGTTTGGAAATTTTTGAAAATCGTATTGTTCAATAAAAACAACTATTACATCTAACAAACCTTTTGTGAAATCTCCTATTGTTTTGCCACAGGTTTGCCAATCAAAATTATCTAAAAATCCATTTATTCCATCTACTATGCTTTGCCCAAATTGTTTCCAGTCAAATGTTGTTACAAAAGTATAAGCAAAATATATAGCTGTATTTAATCCTTGTGCAAATGTATTTCCAACTTGATTCCAGTCTGCTGTTCCTATAAAGCCATTTAATGTTTGTGCTATCCCAGAAGCTATATTTTTAGCTGTACTCTGTATTTTATCCCAAGGTATTTTAGCTAAAGCATTGTTTAATTTTTCCCCTATCATAGCTCCGATTTCATTCCAATTACCATTTTTAATTACATCTATTATTTTGTTTGGTGTTTTATCTACTTTTGATAAATCTATATTAGGTGTTCCACTAGTATTACCATTTTTGTTATCTGAAACATTGTTTATTTCACTATGTACACTACTCAATGATTTACTTGTTTGTTTTGCACTACCTGATGCACTTTTCATAGATGATGCTGTGGCTTTTGCAAATATATTTACCCCGCTAAAAGCATACACTAGACTTTGAACTGCCTTCATCAAGCTATAAACCAGATTAGTTACATATTCTATTACTGGTGCAAATACACTGCCCATAGCATATTTCATATACTCTATATTTGCACTTAACTGTTTAGCCTGTGAATTTTGACTAGATAGCCAACTTTGTGCACTACTGCTTAGTGCAGAATATATACTTCTCAAACTAAAGAGAGCTGTAGCATATTTCAAAACATTTCCTAGGCCACTCTTTAATCCTGCTCCCATTCCTTTTATGTTGTTATAAATATTTTGAGTAACCTTTGGTAAGCTTTTAAAACTATTCTTCATATTTGACATATTATTTTTTACTTGTTCCGTCTTCTGTTTAAATACACTAAAAAAACTACCCAATTTATTTTGAGTAGTTGCTGTCTGATTTATTTCTTGTTCTAATTGTGCCATTTTGTTTTTCGCTTCGCTAAGTTGTTTATTATACATTTCTATTTCTGTATACAACTTTTGTGCTTGACTATTTAATGACGTAAAACCTTTATTTGATTCTAATGCATTATTAACTGTTGTATCCATTGCTTTATCGTTAGGTTTTATCCCCTCGGGTGTTACACTTTTTCTAGTCTCATCTACTATTTTATCTATTTGTGGATTTATTACATTTAATTTCATTTGTCGAGCATTTATTTTTTCTTGCAAACTATCTATTTGTTTTTGTATTTGAGATATTTGTTTTTGTGCATCTTTATTATTAACTTTAATAGCTACTTCATTATTTTTTGAACTTTGTTTTAAATTTTGTACTTTTTTCTTTACAAAATTAATAGCTTGTTGAACTTTATTTTGCATCTCTTTAGTATCAATTCTTGAAAAAGCTTCTTGGACTTGTTTCATTTGCTTTTTTATGTTTGGCACAATTTTTTCAAATTCTTTTAATGCTTTTTCTACACTCGCATTTACTATGATATCTATTTCTTCTACCGTCATCTTTTCACCTTCTTTCTCTTTATACACAATAAAAAAGCACTTACCTGATAGGTAAGTACCTCTTTAGCTTATTACTTGTTTTTTATTTCTATATATTTAACATTTATTTTTGGTAATGTGACTTTCGTTCCTAATACGCTCGTGTATGAATAATCTCCTTCAGCTGTTCCCCATATAGTTATAATATCATCTTCAAGAATTTTGTCTGTTCCATCTGGTAGTATATATGTTGCATATATTACATCTGAATAAAATCCATATTCATTTTTAGTTATATTTATTCTTAAATCAACTGAACTACTCCAACTTGATTCGTATGTCTGTATAACTTGCCCTGTTAATTTGACTTTTTTTCCTTTTATTTTTTCTGGATTTCTAGCTAATTCTTCAAACGTGTATTTTTTACATTCATTTTTAAAATCACTTTCTTTTTTAGCTTTTTCTTCTTCGGTCTCTATACTAACATTATTAGTTTTATTGCTTACCGTTTGTGCAGTATCTGTGCCTACTGTACCTCCTATTATAACTAAAATTATAATAATAATTGTCCAAAACCACCATTGTTGATACAATTTTTTATTGTTAGTCTTAGTTTTTACCTTAACATTGTTTTCATTATTTTCTTTTTTTATGCTATCGTTATTTGCATTTGCTCCACAGTACTTGCAAAACTTTGCACTTGGTTCTAATTCCTTTCCGCATTTATTGCAAAACATATGAACTCCTCCTTTTATTTAATATAAAAAGAGTATACTACAAATAGTTTTATAAATCAATAGGTTGAATTATACTTTTTATCGACATTTTTCGACATATTTTGTCGAAATTATCCTTTAAATAATCTTCGTTGTTCTTCTAAAGTTTGAACTTCATCTTTTTCTTTAAAAAGCTCCTTATAACTATCTCTAATAAGTACTATTTTTGCATTTTGATTCATACAATCACCTGCAATAAGTTTATTTGTAACCGCTTCTTGCAAATTGATTTCTTTTCTTAATTCATCTATTTGCTTACTTAGGTGTGTTTGACAGTATATATTTATTTCTGAATACCTACTGTTCCAAAATTCCTGTGGTTTCATCTCAAAGTAATACGCTAATGGCTCCATAGAATATATTAAATCTACAATGTTTTTTGATTCTTTTATAGTTTTTATTATTTCATCTATACCATCGAAAGAATTTGTTCTTCTGTTATTTTGTTTATAACTTTCTCCGCTGATTTTTGAACTAATTCGTTCATATCTGTTTCTGATAAAGGATTTGACATCATTTCTTTTAATTCTTTCTTTGTCATCCTTTTCTTGAAAAAACCCTCTTCGTTCAATGCCTCTGCTATCTTTCCGTATAAATCACTTACACTTATTCCTTCTATTCTACACTCATCTATAAAGTCGTATACTTCGTCAGATGATACAAATACATTTTTCCCCTCATCGTTTTCTGCTAGTTTAAATATTATTTTTGATAATGCTTCCATATCTAATATAGAATAAGCTTTTTTAAATACTTCTTCAAAATTCTTATTTTTTAGTAGATTAGCTATTTCTACTATTTTTCTTGTTTTTAGTACTAAATTAATATTTCTATTTTTTGTTTCTATAATCATTTTATTTTCTCTCCTTTGCAAAAGAGAGAAGGCTTTTGCCTTCTCTTAAATTAAAATTTTGTTGAATCTGCTTCAACTGGATATCCATCTGTTTCTACTACTTTTGACTCTTTATAAACCCTCATAGTATCTTTTATGAAGTCTCCGTCATTCATTTCTTGCCCTGCTATATCAACAGTGCATTTTACTGATTGAACTAATGGTTTATTAACAACTGATGCCGTTGTTTCTGGATATTCTAAAAATAGGAATATTGTTGTATCTGCATCAGCTATAGCTTGAATAGCTTTATGTGTTTTTTGTATAAACATCATTTCTATGTCAACAGTTTCAGCTTTTCTTTTACCTTTTGCCATTCTTTCTTCTTCTAAATCTAAAGCACTATATGTTTGTCCTTCTTTTAATGTTTTTAGTTGTCCTACTTTTTGAACATAACCTATATCAGTTTTATCTCCTGTTAATGTTGTTGCATAAGACACTTTCGCCTTCATTGCTACTTGTGGTGTTGTTATTTTTTCTGTTTCTTGTCCCTCTGCCATTTAAAATCCCTCCTTATTTTAAATTAAAAGAGCTCGTTATAGAATTATAACGAACCTCAAATGTTATTGTTATACCGTATTTTTGCAGTATCTGGTCATATGCTGCAGGACTGGTATTTGTCCTTATAAAATTATATTCTTGAAGCTTTGTATCAACTTCGTCTGTCATTTGCATTGCTTGTCTTTGTTTTTCATTCCAACAAGTGATTGATATTTGAAATGTAGAACGAATAGGAAATGCGTTTTCTGTTAGATTTACTGATTTCAAAGGTGTATGCAATTCTAAGCAAGGAAATTTGCTTGTAGTTGTTGGATTTGTTAGAATTTGCTTATATTTCAAGGATTCTAGTTTTTCATAAACTAAATCACTAAAATCTCTTATACTTAAATCTTTCATTTGCAACACTCCTTTATCATATCGTCTAACTTCTTCTTAACTATTTCTACATTTTCATCTCTACTTTTGAAACTTGCATCTCCTATAAAATGATTTGCTTTAGTTCCATGAGCTATGTAAAAGTCCATTCCTTTTATATTTATAACTGGATACGGTAATGCTCTATCCACTTTATTTACTGGAATGAACCACTCAGTAAATCCACTTTCAATAAAGTGTTGTGACTTTCCTACGTGTTCCATTTCAGCATTAGAGCCTGTGCCAAAGTATTCAAAAAACAAATAGGATACTCCATTTGCCATAAATTTAGAAGGGTCAGCAAAAACCCTTCCTTTCACTTCTTTGGTTGACATATCAATCATTTCGACTAATATTCCTTCTTCGTTATGACCGTTTTTCTAATTTTATAGCGTATCCTCTAATGTTTTTTAGGATTTCTTCTACACTATTACTTATCGTCTGTGGTAATTTTTGAATTACAGCATTTATGTTTTTGAAATTATGTTTAACTTTAATTTCGCAACTTATCATTTTTGCATTTTCTCCATTCTATATACATACGTATTTCCTATTTTATTTTTATCCAATACTCTATACTCAGGAATAAACTCCTCTAATTTTGAGACATCTTCAAATGATACTCCGTCACCTTTTTGTATTTCATAATCTCTCGTACTTCTACCTTTATAAATACTATAATCTATTTCTCCTGTAGACTTTTTGTCTAATTCATTTACATCTTGTTGCATATTTAGCCAAGCTATGTTTTTATATTTCCATTTTTTCTCTGTTTCTCCGTGGTCTTCTATTTCTTCATATTCTGATATATATACTTTGATTAAATCTCGTAATAACATTACTTAACCCTCCTTAATCCCGATTTTATAATGTTATTTCTTAACTTATCTATAATATCTTCGAATGATGTTGAAATAGAACCCTCGCTTCGACTTGTTAGTCCTTCTGCACCTCTTGAAAGATAGATTGATTTTGTAGCTTTCTTAATATGTGGAAATAGTTTTTTATCATCTTTTGGTCTATTAGAAATATCAGAGGCAATAGAGCTTACTTCCTCTAATATTTCACTTAGAACTTCTTTGTCATTTCTGTAATTAGCTCCTAAGTCAGCTATTATTTTTTTTATATTACTGGTTTCTGCCATTTCTATTGCCTCCTTGATTATTGTTGTGGTAAAAGAGCTAGTAAATCTTTCTTTTTAGCATTTTCTTCAAAATCAATTCCCTTTTCAGTTAAAATTGCCTTTATTTCTTCTACTGTTAGCTCTTTTTTAGTTTCTTTTACCTCTTTATTTATTTTTAATCCTATAAATGTTGACATTTTACTACCTCCTATCCTTCGTATGAGCAGTATACACCAGCTAATTTGTTTTCGTATACATGTCCATATAGATTGTTATTTCTATATTTAAATACGTTGTCATCTCCGTTTTGGTCTTCATCTGGTGTAAAATATTTTATGTATTGATCCATAGCTGTTACTACAGCAGATTTTTCAACACATAAGAAGTTTATATCTTTTCCACCTTCTACTAATTCATAGTAATCTGATGTTGAAGGATTTCCTGATGGAGAAGTTACTTTTGAATATGTTCCAGAACTTTCTGTATAATATACCTTTCCTGATGCTACAGCTGTATCTTTTGACTTAATGTATGTGTCTTTTGCTTTTTGATATCCATAATTTTCTTTTCCGTCATTCAATGTTACTGCTGTATACATTCTTGTTTGTGGAACTTCAATTACTGTTGAAAATCTCTCTAATACTTTTTTAGATTTAGTTGTGTCTAAATCATCAATCATTCCTTTTAATGTTGGTGTTATGAATAAGATTCTATTTTCTGTTGAAACTTCATCTTCATCCATTTTATTTGTACATGCTCTTAATGCACTTACCGCTCCTGCACCGTCAGAAATAGTTTCTTTCTTTAGCGAAATTCCTGCTACTCCTGCTATTTTTGCAATTCTTGCAGCATCAGTCTCTGGAACTACTTTTGTTCTTACAAATTCTCCAGATAATCTTGCAAAAGGTAATCCTAATGCTTCTTGGTTGTCTAGTCTATCAATTCTTAAGTCTTGGCTTCTTTCTTTGTCGTATTTTACTGTTTCCCATACAAATTTTGTTGAACCTTTTGTGTATCCATCATTTCTTGAGAAATCTCCTAAACCGTCCATGTCTAGTTTAGCTACTTTGATTTCTCCATTTAATCCTTTTTGTACTGTTGTTTCGTCTCCATCTAATATAGATGTTTTTGCTTCGTTTTTATATACCTCATCTAATTTAGGTAAATAAATTGTTGATAATTCAATATTATTCATTTTTCATTCTTCCTTTCTTATTTTAATCCCATTGCCTTTCTTATAGCTTCATCAGCACTTGACTTATTACCAGATGGGTCTGGATTGTATGGTGGTTTTTCTTTTGACCACTCATTTACAGCTTTTTCTACAATTCTGTCTTGAATTGATTTTATAAGCTTTGTTTTTTCTTGTAGTTGCTCTGCTGTCATATTTTCATAATCAAAAAGATTTAGAAATTCTGGATCAAATGCTGTGTCTTGTGTTGTTGCTATTTTTAGAGCTTCATCTTTTAAGTCTCTAGCATTTAACTTTCTTTGCATTGCTTCATAATCTTTTTGTTGCTTTTGCAATTGATATTGCAATTTTTGAGTTTCGTTCATCTTTGCTAATCTTTCAGCTTCTGATTTTTCAGCGTCATTTATTGTTTTCCAATTATCTTGTGCTGTTTGAATAGCCTGTTGAACTCTTCTGTCAAATTCTGCTTGATTTTTTCTATCTTTCAAGAAATCATCAAATGTTACAGGGTTATTATTTGTTCCTGTATCTTGGTTATTTGCTCCCGCTGGTTCATTATTTGCCCCAGTATTAGCATTGTTAGCATTGTTTGGATTGTTATCTTGTCCTTCCATTTCCTACTCCTTTTGCCCCAGCCATTGCCTAAGCCCCAGCTATTGCGAATTTGTATTCTGTTGTTCTTTATAGCCTGCAATCAGTAAAAAGGCATAAAAAATAGACGTACGTCTACGTCTAAAAATTTATAATTATAAAATGTTAATAACTTATTTATTTTTGTTCTTTGTTTTCATGTATCCATCAGCAAAATTATATTTAAATACCCATATAATGGGTCTAAATATTGTAATTATAGTAAATATAATCCAATACCAAGTTGGCATTTGTAATTTAATACTTAATATTAAAACTAACAACCACATTCTTTCCACCTTCTTTCCATAATAAAAGCACCTACTTGCTAATAAGTGCTATTTTTCTAATTCTTTTTCTAAATACTCTTTATATTCTGCGAAACTATTCCATTCATCATAATTAAATGGCAATGGTCTTTTACCTTTTTGCTCTATATATTTATGAATTAAATTCTTTACTTCATCTGGTATAATCATTGTATAACTTCACTACCTTTTCTTTAATTTCTTTTAACCCATTTATTGAGTCTATAATATTTAATGTGTCTTGATTTTTATTTAAATATGCTGACATTATATTAGCCGACAACTCTTTTTCAATCCTTGTACTATCTTTTATCCAATAGTTAGCCTCATGTCCATAATTTCCTGTTATCTTGCCATTTGTTATGGCAGAAAAAATATCACTCAATGTCATATTATTTTCATATTTGCTACTTGACAACATTTTAATATACTTATATTCATTTATATCTATTTGTAATCTTGTTCTTCTTAATTCATTGTCTATGTTTAATTTGTTAGATATATTATTTCTTATATCTATCATATGTATAATTTCATGGCTTAAACTTTCAGATAAATCATAATATTTAAAGTCTGGGTGATTTGGATTTATATATATCTTATCGTCATCAATACTATATCTCATTGGTACATTTAAGTTATTGTCTATTTTTGCATTATTAATTGTTAAATATTTGTTAAATAATCTTTTTACATTAGAATTTAATTTTGTATTACTTAAAACTTGTTTAATATCTTTACTTATTTTAGGTATATCAAGATTATACTCTGTTTTCTCTTGTTTTTCAACTGGTGGTAAATACATAATTGTACTTCTGCAATAATGAAAATGATGTTGTATCGGTGGAAGATTTAAGCCTAGTACTAATCCATTACATCTAATTCTTTGTACTGTTAATTCTTTTTGAGTCTCACCATAATATCTATTAAATACATTTTCTTTATTTATATAGAACTCTTGATTATTTAAGCTATCACACATTAATGTTGTTTTATCATCTTCTACTGCAATAAATCTAACTTTTGAATTATCTTCCGTTACTTCTTTTATTCCCTCAACTTTGGCTAAATTATTTAGTCCTATCATTTGCAAATCAACTGCACCAGATATTTTGTCATTATTTATATTAAGTTTTTGATTGTTTTGCCTATTTATTATCGTCTGAAACTCACTAGAATTGATTTCTAGGTCTCTTTGTTGTTGTATGTTTATAATTACTTGTTTATATATTTGTTGTGCATTATATTGTATTGTTGCTTTAATGTATTGTTTCCAGTTAAAACCACTATAATTAGGTTGGTCTAATAATGCAAGAAATAAAGCCATCGGAATTACTGATGACTTTTTCTTCTTTTCAACTTCTTTTATGCCTTCTTGATAATAATAATTGGCATCTTCATACATTATTTGTTTTTCTTGTTCTTCTAATTTGTTTTGTTCTTCTATGTATGCACTATAAATAAGCAATTCTAGTATTTCACTGTTTTTTACTCTTGTTCTTTTATAAATATTATTTGCTAACATTCCAAAATAACCTGTTAATAGTCCTTGTTCTTTCCAAGACTCTATATATGTATTTATTCTTTTCTTAGTTTTATTATCAGCTATATTGTATATATTTTCTGATGTAAAATTAAACGTGTCAAATAGTTCTTGAAGTCTATTTTGTGTTTGCTTTGATGTTTTATTGTATAGTTGCTTTAATTGTTCCATATAATTGTCGTGTACTTTCCACATATAGCACCTCTATTCTAATGATATTTTTGCTTCATTTAATTTACATGAAATGTTATTACTTATACTATCATTTTCTTTGTTTTCAAAATGTATTTCATTATTAGAAATACTTAAATATATAATTTTATCATATATTTTGTTGCCATATTCTACTTTTAACCCTTTATTGATTCTTGGATTGTATGTTCCTAGCTCCATTTTTTTCTCCTTTCTCTTTTGAAATATTTTGTTTTTCATTGTATTGTTTTTGATTATTATTAGCCATTTTATTATTTACTTCAATATTCGTTGTATCTTTTCCTATTGTTGCCATATTTTCTAAATTTCTTACTATATTTTCTTGATTTTGTTTGTCCACTTTTTCAAGCTCTGATGTACTATCTAAGTCGTCAGGTAGCATATCAATTATACTTGCATCACTTAATAGTCCTCTCAATTTCAATGCTCTTGTTGTTTCAGTGTCTTTGTCAGTTGGTAGATTTCTTTGCAAATCTATTTTTATACTCCTAAAATCATAAGATTTGTGTTTTCTTTTATTAATTCTATCAATGATTGTTTCCCATCTTCTTAGTATTGCTTGTTTAAAGTGTTTATCAGCATCAGTTATCATTTGTTCCAATGCAAAAAACTTTCTGTCTAATGCACTTGCGTTGTCTGCATTTGTAAATCCTAAATCTGTTATGTTAGGTACTCCACTTATCATCGCTATTAAATCTATTAATGTTTTTTTATGATTTTCTAATGCTGTATCTTGTACACTTTTTTCAACCCATGCTATATCACCTGAATTGTCTGGTGTATAAAATACTTTCATTTTAAGCATTGTTTCATCGTTTTGTTTTCTTTCTGGGTTCTCAATCATTACTGGATTTCCATTTTTGTCTTTTTCTACTTCTCCGTTCTTTGTCTTTCTTTTCTATAAGCAATGGTATATCTGGTTCATAACCTGTTATTTTTAATTTAGCATCATCATTATATTGAAATGTATTTCTACTATTTTGTATTACTCTTTCATAAGCACAAATTAAAGAGACTACCAATTCGAAGCTTGATAGTCCCATTTCATTTTCTATTGCTATGCAAGGAAGCATGTTCCATTTGCCTTCTTCAAATCTTTCTTTATCTTCTTGTAATTTTTTATAATCAGTAGGAGTTGGCGAATAGTATTTTTTACCATTTATTGTAGTTAATTCTACAATTGTTATGTCTGCATTGTTTTTGTCTTTTTCTGTCCATTTTCTTAATTGTCCTATCTGTTTTACTGGTGTTGAATAATCAAATATTCCTATAGTGTTTAAAGCACTTTGTTTTGTATATACTATTTCGTTTTCTTCATTTTCGTATAGTACTTCATAGCATCCTCTCATTCCAAAATATTCAAATGCCAAATCAAAAAATTCTGTTGAATCATCATTGTATTTACTTATATAATCTATTAATACTTTTAATTCTTCATCCTTGTTTGCATCTGTATTAAAGACTTTATTAAGCAATTTCTTGATTATATTTAATTTTGTTGGATCTGATATTTTTTCGACATCATATACTGGTGCTTTTCCTGCAAAATAGCCTGTTACCATTGAGTTTATATAATTTTCAAATGCCACTTTTATTTTTTCGTCATTTATGCTTACTAACTCTGAATTATCCGTCTTTCTTCTTATTCTTTCATATAGTTGTTTTCTTGCATTCCATTCTTTATCAGCTAACATTAGTATTTGTGCTACACTATTTTCATTTTCTAATGTTTCTGGATTCCATTGTATCATTGTTTTCCTCCTATATTGGTTTTATATAACCAAATTGTAATTTCTTTTGATTTATGTATTTCTCTATTGCATATCTCATTGCATCCATCAGATGATTAAAATCATCAATTGGTCTATTAATTTTGTTCCCAAATTTATCTTCATCCCAAGTATAATTACTTATCTCTGTTATAAAATTTACACATCTAGGATGTATTATTATTTCAAAATCTTGTATAAATTGAATACCATTATTTATACTGTCTTTTCCTTTTAATGCACCTGTAATATGCCTTAATCCTAATCCTCTTAATTCATCTATTGACTTTGGTTCTGCACTATCTGCCGTTATCTTTTCTTTTGAATAGCCCATTTGATTTATTTGGTCATATATCGCTTTGTTACTCATTCCTTTTTGATATATTTCATCATATACATAAATCTTTTTGTTTTTTAAATCTATTGCACCACAAAATAGTGCTGTTGGGTCGTTTGTATAACCAAAGTCTAATCCAAAAGCACTATCTAAGTTTCTTATTGTATTTAATTCGAATTTTTCTTCTTTCCAATTTTCATAAACCAATCCATCAACTATACCCCAATTGCCTAATCCTGCAACTTGGTATCTTCTAGGATTATTCTTTTTCATTCTTTCAAATACTTTTTTGTCTGCTTCATCTAACCACTCATTACAAAGATAATTTGTTGTCATTGCTAATACATCATCATCTTTAATATCAAAAAACCTTTTCTTAATCCAATGATGTTCATTCCAAGGGTTTAATGTTATTGTTATTTGCTTGAATAAACCTTCTGGAACTTCTCCGTCTTATACTTTCATCTATTACATCAAAATCAGATTCTTTTGTTATTTCGTATGCTTCTTCTATCCATAACCAACATAAAACACCAATATCTACTGATATTGATGTTACTTTTAATGGGTCGTCTAAACCTCTAAAATATATTTTCTGTCCTGTAGGTTTATACGTCATCTCTAATGGGCTTTCTTTTATCTCCCAAAAACTATCTACTTGTAACCTATGTATTGCCCATTTTAATTCTGTAAAACAACTATCTTTTAATGTTCTAAATGTTTTTCTAATTACAAGTGTATTAGCTTCTTTGTACTTCATCATATTACTTATTATCCATAATGCTGTTGTTTTAGATTTTTTACTTGCTCTTGATCCTTTGCATACTCTATATCTACATTTACAATGCCAATATTCTGCATAGCCTTTTCCAACTATACTTTGCAATGATAATTTGTTTATTTGTTGCTGTGCGTTTTTATTTGTTATTTTACTCTGTAATGTCATCTTGTATCACCACTGGTATATTGCCAGTTACATCTACTTTTTCTTTAAATGTGCCATATCTTTTGCCAAGTAATTCTGCACATTTTGTCCTATCTTGTAATGAAGCATCCAGTCCAAATTGGTCTTTTTCTTCTCCTCTCATTACTTTTGTTAAATATTGTAACACTTCTTCTTGTGATGCAATTCTATTATCTTCTAGTTGTTGTAATCGTTCTTGAATGAAATAGTTAAGTTTTGTTAAGTTTTCAGCCCCTATGTTCTTTGCTGTCTTAGAACTATACCCTGCTCTTTTTGCACTTTCTGTTGCATTTGCTGTTTCTACATAATAGTCTATAAACCTTTTTTGTTTTTCTGTTAGTTTATTATAATCTTTTTCATCTTCCATCTGCCTCACTTCCTTTTTTATGTTCTTCTATAAGATATTTCAACACATCAACCTTGCTATAGCATTCTTTTTTTTGTTTATATCTATCTTGCAATTCAAACTCGTCTGTTTCCTCATTATATATTTCTACTTGTTCTTTTTTTAATATTTGGTATTTAGTACAATACTTACAATACTTTTCACTATAAAATTGAAAAGTATTTATTTTATATATTTGTCCCTTTGTAGATAAGACATATAATAATTTATTAATGTTTTGATTTACATTCATAACTCTTCTCCACAGCATCTCTTAATGCATCTATATAATTCTCTTCAATATTCTGTTTTAAATATGCTTGAACTACTTCATTTATGAAATCATTACTACTTGCAACTACTTCGCATACATCTTCATAGCTGAATGTTTTATCGTCGTTTTGATTATGTCCGTATTCATATAGCCAAACATGAGTTAGTTCGTGTTTTAATGTCTTTGTTATATTTGCTTGGTCTTTTAGCAACATTATTGTTTGAGTTCTATATATTGTTACTCCTAAAGTACCATCACTCTTCATCTCATTATTAATTGTAGCTTCATCTACTTCTTCTATGGTCCACTCTGTACCATTTATTCTAAATTCCATATTATACTCCTATTTATTTCTTCAGCATATAAAAAGAGACACTGAAATAATCAGTGTCTCCGTTTTGACTACTTTTTGTAGTGCTGCCCGTTTCTGTTTACTCCCTCGTGAGAGTGTCCGTCAGGGCTACTGGAGTCGGGGAAATATACGTTGATAGAGTTCGGAGTTTCCTTGATAGTGCCACTCCCGCAAGGATAAGTGAACTTACCTATTCCAGCGTCCAGGATGTCATCCTCGAGAGTCTGCTGACCCTCTTTGCTGGTTCCATACGAACCATCCCAATAGTCTTTTCCCATAGTAGTCCTCCTGCACATTTGTGCGTCCGAATTGTTAATAATGTACCGTATTGTACATCATTACTTATTATAGCACTTTATTTTAGTTTTGTCAATTATGTAAATCTTTTTTCTTCCTTATCTTCACATATAGGTTTGTATTCACATATATTACATTGCTTTTCATCTTCGACAACGCACTTTTGTCTCTTTTTTTTTGTATATGCTTTTCTTATTTTGTATTCCTCATCAATATATGACGCTATTATACTACCTCTCATCTAAATACCTCTTTTGTGTTTATATTATGCTCTATGTAATGCTATTTACTTTAACAAGTTAGCTGGCCTGCTTGTTTCAGTGGCATTTTTGCTGTTCTCAGCTAAATAAGTTCTGTAGCACTACATACAAAATAATAATTATAGAAAAATAGAGCCAAGTTCTACAAACATAGCTCCGCAAAAGATATTTCTTTTTCTTGGTTGCGATGGTTGGAATCGAACCAACTGCCTTTAGCTTATGAGGCTAACGAGATTCCAGTTCTCTACAATCGCAATATTTAATGAGCTTAACTAGAATTGCTCTCATAATTCAAAAGAAAGGAGGCTATCAGCCTATACAACGTATATAATAATTTATCTAGTATCATTACTACCTTTTTATGGCACATTTCTGTGCCTGCCCGCTTGATAGGGCAAAGTTTAAGGAGCTAGATTTCTCTAACTCCTTTTTGACCTACTACTATTTTAACACATTTTTTTGTCAAATTTACGCCAATTTTACGCCAACTTTTTTAATTCTTTATGTACTGCATATATTAAGTCCCCTTTGCGTCTTACAAATGTTCTTTCTGATATTCCAGAATTTATTATTTCCCATTTAGGTTTGCTTTTAATATAAAATTCCTCAAATATGTATTTACTATCCTTGTTAACTAGTTCTACTGCTTGTACTACTGCTTTGTATTCTTTTATTGCCTTCTGCAAATATTCATTTTCTTGCAATTCTACCACTGCTTTTAACGTTCTATCTGACACACTGTATGGTGCTTTAGGCATTCCGTCTAATACTGGAGAGCCTATGCTCATTATATCTGCTCTTATGTTCATAATTTTTAGGCAATTATAGTTATACCTTTTTAAGCATAAACTTGCTTCTTTGTATTCTTCGTTACTTAGCCTCATCATTTGTCCCTCCTATCTTCATTAAAATATAATCTAAAACTTGAATTTCTTCATTTATTTTAAGTCTTATTTTTTTATATCTCTTATTTTCTACTCCTAATGTATCTTTCAAATTTTCTCTCATCTTTATGTGCATATCTCGTTGTTTTTTTATAAGAGTTATTGCCTCTTTCTGTTTGCTCATACAATACCTCCATTTATTGATTTCTTCTTTTCATCTCTTTAAACATTCTGTGTATGTTGTTCATAAGCTCGTTTTCTCTTTGTTTACATTCTTCACAATATTTTTCAGATACTGGCATAGACTCTAGTCCACAAAGTCTCGTGCCAAAATCGTCAACGGCATATATACACTTATTCATTTTAGATCTCCTTTGCTTTATTTATAAAATATTGTTTTATACACTCTTTACATTTTTCTGTATCCTCAAATTCATTGCAATTTGCTTTTTGCCCCATTTGTTTGCAGAGGTCTTCGTCTATATCATGATTATTTATTGTTTCTGCCATTAAATCTATTATTTTATTTTTTTCTCCAGTTCTTGTTTTTGCCATTTCATATATTCAGCTAATGCCTTTTCATTCTCTTTTTGTAGTTTTTCTATGTAGTGTTGTATTTTCTTTATGTTCTCAAACGGCGTATTTCCAAATAATTCTTCAAATTCTTCCTCGTTCATTTATTCCTCACTTCCTAATAGTTCTTGTAAAGCTTGCCTTCTTCCTAGTTTTATGCCATATTCTAATGTTCTTTTATTTCTTCTTCCTCCAACTATTACCAGTGGCAACTTTTCTTCTTCTATCTTATCTTTTACTTTTTGAATTGGAATATAATCATCCAATAAATGCTTGTAACTTCCGTCTAAAAAACTACCCTTTGATATTACAATATACTTTTCTTCTTCAAGCGAATTTATTTGCAATGTTTGTATTGCAGATTTTATTATTTTTAATTCTTCATTCTCTTTTAATACTCTTTTATATTCTGATAAAAGATGCTGTTCACATCTGTTTCTTTCTAACATACATTCTTCTTTTTCATATCTGCCACATATATTACATTGATTAGTAGAACATAATTTTAATCTTTCTATATCTTCTTCTATAGAACTTCGTTCATTCTTAATACTATCTTCTTCCATTGTTTCATCTTGTAGTTCTTTAATTTCTTCTTCAACTTCTGCTATTTCTTCTCTTATGTCTAAATCATCTGCTCCTACATCTAATCTAGCTTGTTGTGTTCGATATAGTTCTTCTAGCGTTTGTTTTAATTCTTCTATATTCTTTTCTTTCACTTAAAATTTCTCCTAATCTATTTTAACTAATACTCTAAAATTACCCTTTTTTTCTCTTTTTCTATGTGCAGGGCTTTGATAAAAATATAATGTTTCTCTTTTCACTTTGTACTTTTTTTGTAATTCATCAAGTGTTCCTATATCTAATAAATTTTCTCCTTTGTATAAAGCGTATTCAGTTGTTTTCACTATGTATCACTCCTCTCAAAATTTCTACAAGTATAGTTAGGCTCATATTCTGGAATTAAAAATTTGTCACTTAATGTACAAATTTCTACTTCATTTACTATTTTTGCTGTTTTATAAAATTTACAACTTTTGCATAATCCTCTTGTGTTAGTAATTTGTTTTTCTATAAATTTTGTTGCACTAAATGGCATATCTTATTTACTCCTTTACTTTCTTTTCTTTTATTAAATAAATCATATTATTCTCTTTTATAATTCTAATAGTTGTATCATTAGGAAGTGTTTGTATTAGATTATATAATTTTAATGCATTGTATATAGTCTGCCCATTTTGCCTTCCACCTGTTAAAAATTCCATTTATCTATTCTCCTTCTTTTTTTCTCTTTCTAATTTCTCTTTTTTTCTCATTTTAATAAAATCTTCAATTTTATCCCAAATATATAGTACAATACCACCTACTAAAATTAATCCTATAATTATTAGTGGAAGATAAAATTCTATAATTGTTTTTAATTTAAAATATAATTCCATTTTTTTCCTCCTTTATTTTATAACTTAAATCTATATCATCTAATTCTGCATATCTATTTTTCTCCTAATAACTCACTATTATTGTATAAGCAACCATCTTTAATCCATTTATAGCCTAATTGCACTAAACAGCCAAAGTCGTACCAATCTACATTAGAATTAAAATTCCCATAAGTTTGTAAATACCAATAGTCTTCATCTTCATTGTATCTAAAACTTGCAATTCCCCATTTATGGCTGTTATCTATTGCCCATTGATTAATCATTATATATTTATGATTTGTTTTTTCTAAGGCTATATCTAAATTATTTATTCTTTTATAATATTCTCTATTCATCTTCTCCTCCTAATTTTATATATGGCAATCTACTATAATTAAGTATTTATCTTGATTTTCTGGTTTATTAATTGTTTCTATAAATTTTTCTAAGAATAATTGTTCACTATCTTTTGTACTATCGTTCATAGCCCACCAGCCCATTTTTCCTTTTTCATGCCAACCTGTTTCATCTAATAATGCCCAACAAGAAAATGTACTTTGCATTTTTGCATAATTTTCTTTTGTTTCATATCTTTCTATATAATACTCTTTTTTATAAACTTCCCATTTAATATCTTCTTTTTCTTCTTCAGTTATTGGCTCTTGTCCTTCTACATAAGTTTCCCAAAATCTAATTGCTTTGTTATATGTATTTTCAAATTCAATAGCTTTTTTAAAGTCTATGTCTTTTATTTTTGCACCATCTACCCATTTATATCCTATTGGAGATTCTTTTCTTAAATTGCTTCCTTGGTTTATTAAATCTTCTAAGCTAGTTTCTGATATTACATCTTCATTATTTTCTTTAGTTAACAATGAATTTCTCCATCTTCCACCTACTGAATACCAATCCCATTTTGAATTAGGATTATATGTACTTAATTCATTTCCGTTCTTCATCATATTGTTCATTTTCATCTATTTCTGCTTGGTATAATTCTTCATCTGTTTGGGCATTTATATATTTCAATTCCCAACCACTTAATTTTTTTCCTTCTTTTTGTTCTTTTAAAAAATCTTCTTTCCATTTTCTTGCTTTTTCAATTATTTCTTTTTTTGTTCTCTCTATATATGGTTCTACTTCCAACTCTTCATCATAAGGCGTTAACATTTCTTCTAATTTTTCTTTTTTTGCAGTTATAACTGCTACTGTAAAATGACTCATTATTCTTCTCCTCCTACTTTATAGCAATTAGCCATATAACTTTCTTTTGTTAGTATTGCCTTTATATCTTGCTCTCTCAAGGTTATTAAACTATCATCAAGGTTATAATCATTGCAATATATTTTATCGTCCTTTACAAAAGCTACTTCATATTTATTGTATTTATCTTTTACTATATCTCCAACTTCTATTAAATCTATTAGTTGTTTACTGTGTTTTACTATATAATCTAAAATCGTCCATAATCCATTATCTAATATATATATTGTTTGATATAATTCTGTGTGTTTATTAAGTCCTAATCTTATTTCAACTACCTTTCCTATATTTCCTTTATTAGTTCTCACATAATCATTTACTTCTATCATCTTTTACACCTCGTTTCCCCAACAGTCCCAACCGTCTGTTTCTTGTCTTGCAAATAATTCTATTTTTGGAACTTGTCCAACTAATTGTGTTATTCTTTCTCTTGCTTCATCAGGTTTTCTGCTATGTTCTCTTCTTTCTGATATTATACAACTACTTATCTTGTTACTTTGTATTATATTTCCTGGTTTTCCTTTTACGCCAAGTAAACATACTTCACAATTACTTTTAGTATAAAATCCTATACCAAAGCATGGCTTTTTATTTTTTTTATTTGTTTTTATCCAACTAAAGCCTAATGTCTTATATTTGAATCCCCATTTATCAATAATTTGTAAACATTCTTTTAAATTTGGAAAAGTAGCCCATATAAATAATAAGCAATCATCTGCAGCAAGATTTTGTATATTACTTGCTAAATTTTCAATTTCTTTTATACTCATAGTTTTATAATGTCTTGATACTCCTCCTCCCATTTTATGCCAAGTATGTACATCTCCATAACTCCAAGGTGGATCTGCATATATTATGTTGTACTTTTTATCTGTATTATGTATATCTACTTTCATCTCTTATGTTCCTTTCATTTAATTTCTTCTATTTCTAGAATAACTTTACTTGATTTTCCATATTCAAAATCATCTCTAAAACCTTTTACAAAGTTTCTATTATCATCTTTTAACTTTCCTGCTTTTACCATACTGTCTAATATGAACTTTTTGGCAAAGCATACATTGTCTAAATCACGTCTTTTGTTTTCTTCAACCCATATAAAATGAATTTTTATTGGATTTTCATATACTGGTAATAAGTTTATATACCAGCCTATGTCTTTCTCAATATTTCTTTTCATATTTGCTCCTGCATATCTATTTTTTCTGCATTCATTTATGTATTGGTTCAATGATGGTAGTCTAAATGGTATTTCTATTTTGTTCACTTTTCTTTAGCTCCTCTCGTAGTTTCTCTTGCCAGTTTTCAACTCCTTGTGAAAAGCCTTTACATCTCATTACTGGCTTATAGTCTGTATCTTCTTGTTTGTTACAGCCTAGACAATAGTAACATAGTGTATTCTTTTCTATTTGTTTCATAGGCTAGTCCTCTGGCATATTGTACACTTTAGCATCTATCTCATACCAATGTACAATATCTCTTAATATTTCTTCTGCTCTTTCTTCTGTATCATACTCTGCTATACAATAGAAATCGCCTCTACCAAAATTAGCATCAACTGAAATTCTATTTTCTTCCCTGTTTATCATTTTCACATTATCAAAATTTATAATATCTTCTCTATCTTGACTTACTATTATCATAACTACCTCCTAAACCTGCGTTATATGTTCCATATTATTCGCTACAATATCTGCTAAATAATATCTCTTGTAATCTGTCTTTTCTCCAAATCTGTTTGTATTGCTTTCCCACTCTGTCTTAAACTCGTATCCTTCTTTTTTAAGTTGGTCTATTCTTGCCCCTAGCTGTGTTATTCCTAAATCTGCGTATGCTTCCCAACTAGATATTGAACCAAACTCTCGTATGTAATTTATTATTCTATCTTTTTGTGATATTTTCATTTGTTAATCACTCCTTTATTTGCATAAAATTGATTTAAATCTATATTCGAGTAGTCTCTCTGTTCGTAATCTGCAAATTGTTTCCTTGGCTCGTTTCTTAACTGTGCTATATTAGGCATAAAAGTACTTGTTTTAATTATGTTTTTAATATTGTTAAAATATCTACTTGCGTTTAAATCTTGTAATTGTCTAAACCAAAAATCTCTTTTTTCTTCATCAAATTTTTGATTGTATGTAAGTTCTAGTATTTTTACACCTTTTGCAAATTCTTGTTTATTCATTTAACCACTCCTCTATTGCTGATTTTTTAGTACTACTTTTATTTCTTTGTTCCCACGTTCGTATTGTAGCTTGCCAATCTTTCATTGCATTTTTGCCAATTTTCCACCCATTACTTTCATAGTAATCATAAAATTGTTGTGCACTAATATTATTTTTCCTTTCGCAACAATATTTTTGTATTTCTTCAACAGTTGGTTTTTGAAATTTCTTTTTTTTATCTTTCTTTTTAATATCATTATCTTTATCATTATCTTCTTCATCTTCTTTATCTATATCGGGTTTTTTGGCATCCATTTGGTTTTTTTCAAAACCGTTCGGTTTTTTCTAAACCATTTGCTTTTTTAGGTCTTCCTCCTCTTTTTGCATTCTCTCTATTTTTCTCACATCTAGCCTCGTATTTTTCTCTATCTCTATCTAGTTGTGTTTTTATAAAAGAGAAAGCTATTTTTATCACGCCATCTAACTGTGGTATTTCTCTAGTTCTTTCATATTTAATTATTGCTCTCATAAGCTGACCTACTTGTTCGTCTGTTAGCAAATTGAATTGTTCTTCATAATCTAAATATATTAAGAAACTGCTTTTATCCATTTGCCTTCTCCTTTCGTAAAAAGGGCTAGTTTTTTGTTGCCAGCCCTTGTTGTCTTTAATCTTCTTTTAATTCTATGTCCTTAATTAGTTGTGTACCAAAGTCTTTGAAATTTTCGTATCCGCCTTTACGACCACTAATTATCCATAATTCTTTATACATATTATCCTTTAATTTATTTACTAATTCTTTATCTTCGTAATAGCAATAAAATCTATCTTTTTCTATGTTTTTATTTTGTATCATTCCTTCTTGCGTTGGTGTATTTGTAAGGTATTCAACTTCTACTTTGTAATATGTTTTGAATGCATCTTGTTCTTGCGTTACTGATGTTATTCTTGCTAAATCTTTATCACTGCTTGGCTTATAATCTATATATCCATGCAATCCTCCTATTGCGAATGGAACAATTAAAAGTGCTATCCAAAGTATTCCTGATAAAATACCCCATCCTAATTCATATCTATCATCAGCTAAATATGCAAAGATACAAGCTCCTACTAATATCATTATCTCAACTAATATTGTTATAATTATCATTTTCATTCCTCCTATAAATAATTTTTACCATATCTTAATCTAAATTCTTCTTCTGTTTTATTGTAATATTCTTGCCAAGTCTTTTGAGCAACTACTTTCAACCACTCCCATTGTTTAGGATTTAAGTGGATTGAGTCATTACCAGTCCTGTGTTGATATGGCACAATAAATATTACTAGACCATCTTCTATTGACTTATCTCTGTTGCCTGTTCTACCTTCAAATATTTCATGTCTTTCACTTCCGTGGAAATCGTTCTGTTGAATATAAAGGATTTTCAGGCATAATGCTAAATTCTTTTTTCGTTTTCTATATACCTCAACCTTTCTATTTCATTTGGTGTTAATGTAGGTATTCCTAATTGTTGTGCTTCTTGTATCACTCCATCTAAAAGAACTCTAAATTCATTTTTGTCCATTTGAGAACTACCTTCATATACTTTATATATTTTGAAATCTATCCCATTTATTTCAGCTTCTCGTTCAAAATCATAATACTTGAAGAACTTTGATACATCTATATCAGCTCTTATTGTTACTAACATTGATTGTGAATAATCTTTTATCATTTTTAAATATGTATCATCTTTTGATAAATTCATTTTGTTTGCAAGTTCATTGATCAAGCTCCACATATATGCATTTTGTGTTAACGTTCTCTTTTCTTTATGTTCTTTTATTTCAAATAGCTTTGTTCTATCTTGATTAAATAACCATTTAAGCAAAGTTTCTGCTGTACCTAACATTAATTACCTCCTAATTAAAATGGCAAGTCATCACTTGATACTTCAAAATCATTAGCAGTATCTATTTCTGTATCTGCTTGTCCTTCTTTTTTACTATCTGCAAAATATACTTCTTCTGCAATTACTTCTGTTATGTAGTGTTTTACTCCTTTATCGTCATCATAATTTCTTGTTTGTATTCTTCCAATAATTCCTACTTGTTGTCCTTTTTTAAAGTATTTGGTGACAAATTCTGCTGTTTTGCTCCAAGCAACTATATTTATAAAATCTGCTTGTTGTTCTCCTTCTTTTGCAAATCTTCTATTTACAGCTAATGTAAAACTTGTTACTTGTATATTATTTGTTTGTGTGTATCTTGTTTCTGGATCTTTTGTTAATCTTCCCATTAAAATTACTTTATTCATAAATTCATCCTTTCTTGTAAACAAATACTCGTTTACCCTTGTTATTTTTAATTGCTAGTCCTGTTATTTCTTTATTTGTTATCTCAATAGCTTCGACATAAAACTTTGTCTTTGTTGTCTTTTTTCCGTTTTTATCTTCTAGCACAAAATTTGTTTCGTTATGTGCATCTATAACCGGTATATATATAAATGGTGCTGTATATAACTCTCGTCCTATTCCCCAGTTAAAACCTGCTCTCTTGAAGCTATCACTTGCTAGCCCTTTTTCTTTTTCGGTAAAACTTTCTGTTCCTGTATCTTCTTTACTAATCCATTGCTTTTTATCTTCGTCCCATATCTCAATAATACAATTTGCATTATCTCTTGTATGAATCCTTTGCCAATTTTTTGCTCCAACTGTTTCATCTAAAATATCCATATCAACTCTAGCATCCTTATAAAGCAACAATGTTAATCCTTTTTCGTTAATTTGTGAAATTCTACAGTCAATTTCGTTTGCTTTTAAATCTCTAAACATATTCTCCATATATTGACTCCTCCATTTCTAGTAAATCTAAATAATCCATTTAATTAAACTTCCCTTCATTAAATCTTGATTTTATTTCTTCTTCAAAGTCTTTTTTTGTTTTGTAATTTGTATCAATTTGTTTTAGTAAGCATGCATAATTTCTTAATAATTCTTCATTATTTAATTCATGTATTTCCATTAAACTACTGCCTCCCAATATTCTTTTTCCTCTTGATTCTCTTCTTGTTCTTTTTGTTTTTGTAATTGTTCTGACACGTCTTCAAATTCATTTTGTGCTTCGAATCTAATAAGTTCTAGCTGTTCAATATAATTCTTATCTGTTAATTCGTCCATTAACGAATTAAGTGAGCTTATTAAATTGTCTAGTTCGTCGTATCTGTCTTGTAGTTCCATTCTGCGTTCCTCCTTGACTTTTTATTTCTTATGTAGTAAAATATTAAAAGTAAAAATATTTACTAATAAGTTTTGAGTTAGTTTTTTGATTGGTAGTCGCGAACTAGCTCTTTTATTTTGTTTAGAACTACTTTTTCACTGTCTACTGGACAAGCAATAGTTCTATCTGCTACATCTTTTAATAAATCTTGTAGCTTCATATTTTCTTTAACTAAAATTGTGTTATTATGTACTTCTTGTTTTCTTAGATCTTTAAGCTGTTTATTTTCAAAACTTAAATCTCTAACTTGTCTTGCTAATTCAACATTTCTTGAATTTGACTCGTCTATTTCTATTGCTGTTGTTTCTTTATAGTACATAAAAGCTATTAAAACAATTAGTATTACTAATGCTAAAAACAATGCCATATTCTTCATCTCCTTTCTTGTAAAATTTTGTAAAATTATGTATAATTACCTCATACTAAAAATATTTTAGAAAGTGAGGTGTTATTATGTCTAGTTTTATGTGTCCATTCTGTAATTCTTCAGTTCCTATTATTTCAACAACATACCGAAACATATCTTGTTTCTTTAACAAAGGAACTCCACATTTTTCAGACGATGATAATTGTGAAAATTCTGCAATTTTTCAAATAGATATGTTTAGTTGTCCTGAATGTAATAAAGTTAGTTTTGTTGCTAACGGTAAAGAACTTCTAGAAAATATTTCTATTCCTCTTTATCCTAATTCTTTAGCTAAACAATTTCCTGATTATATTCCTCAATCTATTCGAGAAGATTATGAAGAAGCATATTCTATAATCAATTTAAGTCCTAAGGCTTCTGCTACTCTTGCTCGTCGTTGTTTACAAGGAATGATTCGAGATTTTTTTGGAATTGTGAAACCTCGTTTAGTTGACGAAATTACTGCTCTCCAAAGTTTAGTTCCTCCTACGCAATGGAAAGCTATAGATTCTCTTCGTTCTGTTGGCAACATTGGTGCGCACATGGAAAGTGATGTTAATGTAATTATTGATGTTGACCCTGACGAAGCTCAAAAATTGTTAAAGTTGATAGAGCTTTTAGTTGATAAATGGTATATATCTCGTCATGATGAAGAACAACTTTTATATGATATTACCGCCATTGCCGATGATAAAAAATCTCAAAAACAAATTAAATCTAATCAGTAGTCTCGTCTAAAGTATCATGACTAGCCAACAAATTTCCTTCAAAATCCCAGTATTGATAAATATATCTTACTGGGTCTTTTTCCGTTCCTCGTCCCAATAATGATGTTGTCTTTATAACTTTCATAACTTCTGCTTTATCTGTTCCTCTCGGTCTTGTTGTTTCCATCTCTTCCTCCTACCCGAACATTTCTGTTAATTTCTTGTCTATTTTATTTAGAAATTTCCAAAAATTCTTATACAAGTTAATCTTGAAAATTTTATAAAATATAAGTTGCACTAATAACATTGTTCCTATTGCTCCGAATAGTTCTAACATTAAAGTTAAGCCACATAGTGCTACATCTAAATAATAACTAATCATTTGTTACACCTCCTATCTATAAATTTGTTCCATTATTCTGTAAAATTCTTCTTTGTCTATTCTTATACCCGCTGTTCCTATTTTTTTCTTGCAACTTTCCATTTCTGGTCTTTTCATTGTTTTATAAACTTGTTGTACACAACAGCCTAATTCTTCTGCTAATTCTTTTACAGTCGAGTATTTTGTTCTTGTTCTGCTACATATGTTTGTTACCATTTTTATCTCCTTCCTAATTTCGTTCATAGATGTTCTTATTTTTATTTTCGTTTGTTTAGCTGACATTTGAAAGTAAAAAAATATCATCTTTCTTATAGTTTAATATCTTCTTTATATTTAAAGCTGTTTCTAGAGATGGAGATACATTTCCGTTCTCGTACCCTGTATACGTTGTCCTCGCAATATTTAGCTTCTCTGCCATCTGTTCTTGAGTATAACCTTTTTTCTTTCTAATCTCTATAAGTTTTTCTCTCATAATTTCGCCTCCTCTTTGTTTGTTCTGCTGACATTATATACAATGTTTGTCTAGCTGTCAATAGTTTTTTTAAAAAATTTTTATTTTTCTTTAAAAACGTTTGCAAAACTGACAATAGAATGTTATAATTTTCTTAGAAAGGAGTGCACTTATGAGTTTTGGAGATAATTTAAAAAAAATTAGACAAGATTGTAATTTAACTCAAGAAGAACTTGCAAAAAAAATTAACACATCTCGTTCAAATATTGCTAATTATGAAAATAATAAAAATATGCCATCAATAGATGTTTTGAATAAGCTATCAGAAATACTTGATTGCAGTATAGACTATTTATTAGGTAAAACAGATGAGCGAAACCCAAAACAAGAAGACCCATTTGGACTTGCTAAAATAGGATTTAATATGAAAGATTACACACCACCTACAGAAACACAAAAGGCACAAATAGAAGAATTGATAAAGGTTATTATGAAAGATAATAAGAAGGAGGATAAAGAAAATGAATAAGATAACTGAATTTAAAGTAAAAAAATGTTTAAAATGCGGAGCAGAAACTACTTCTGATGATGAGCAGGAACTATTTTGTTCTAAATGTGGCGCACCTGTTGTAAATCGCTGCTCTGATTACAATTGTGACAAACTTTTAAGAGAAGATGCAAAGTATTGTAAATATTGTGGTGCTCCTTCTATTTTTAATAATTATGGTTTATTAGACAATACTGCCCCTAAATTTTCAAATAATATAGAGGATTTGCCTTTTTAATGTATTTATTGTATATAGATGATTCTGGGTCTTGTGATTTAAAAAAAGATGAAATATGTATGAAAAACGGGGGTACAAATTCTAGATATTTTGTTTTAGGTTCTATTTTGCTAAAAGCACATGAATTGAATAGAATAGAGCCAGAAATCGAGGAAATAAGGACCTTTTGTTTAGGAGATAATTTAAAAGAATTAAAACATAGTATTAAGTCTCAATTTATGCAATGTATAACAAATTGCCACAAAGATAAATCGGACATCCCTTGTTATAAGAGAAATATTGCAAAACTAATAAATTCTGCCGATTGTACGGTTTTTGTTTCTTATCAAGATAAATATTTAAATTATAAGAGTAACTTAGTAAATTCTAAAAGTGATATTTATAGACTATCTTTTGAACACTTGCTAAAAGGTGTTGATGAGTTTATGTATAATAACAATATTCAAGAAGATGTCATCGTTTTTATAGACAAAAAAGATGGTGGTTCTGAAAAAGACAAGCTTATTTACAAGTCATACAAACAAGCATTGTCCAATAAAAAAATATTTAAAGCATTTAACAATACTATCTTTAGTCCTACTATAAACATTGTTTATTCTCAATTTACTTCTGGATGTCAACTTGCAGATTTTATTGCTGGTTCTGTATGGAATTTTTTCGAAAACAAAGATAACAAAGAAAAGCAAACAGAATTGAAAGAATATACTTCATTATATTCTAATAAAGTATACCAAAAAAACAGAAAATTATTGGGACTAAAGTGTTGTGATAGTCTCTTGAAATAAAAATAAATGGAACCTACAACCCATAGGGTCGTTTACAGGCTCCACCTCTGTTAATAATTCTAGTGATATCATTATAACACATAAAATTATAACTTGTCAAATTTGACACTAATATTTTATTCAATTTTATTAAATTTATTCTTATAGAGGTAAATATGAATTTAAATTATTTATACGATTTAACTGAAAAAGAAAAAATAAAAATATATGATTGGAACATTGAAGATGCTAATGGTGCTTATATTAACATGAATAAAACAAATGTTATTGCACTAAATTATGACAATATTGATACCTATACAGAAGAAAAGTGCGTATTAGCTGAGGAACTAGGGCATTATTATTATGATGCAACTTACTCTCTTTACTGCCAAGATTTACAACTTATATCAAAACAAGAGCGAAAAGCTAAAAAATGGGCATACAATGTTCTTATTCCTTATGAGGATTTGCGTAGAGCTATCAAAAATGGTTTGACTACAAATTATAGCTTAGCGAATTATTTTGATGTTACAGAGACATTTATGAGCAAATGTGTTGTGTTTTATACTGAAAAGTATGGAGAACTAACAACTACCTGCTATTAAAAGGCAGTTTATTTTATAAAAATACTGAAAATAATTATAAGGAGGAATTATGGCATTTGCATACACAACTAGAAAAGATGGAAGACTAATGAAAAGAGTTTCTGTTAATGGAAGATTGATTACTTTATATTCAACCAATCCAAAAGATTTAGAAAAGCAATACATAGAAAAGAAAAGTCAGGACCATAAAGGCATTTTTATAAACGATGAAGGCATGACTGTTTCTGTTTGGGCTGATAAATGGTTAGACACTTATAAATCAGACAAACAATATGCAACCAAGAAAATGTATGCTGATTCAATTAGACTACATATAAATCCATATATAGGGAATATTCCTCTAAAATATCTCAAACAATCAGATGTAGTTAATATGTTAAATCAATTAGATAAAAAAGGAATAACAAGAAAAAAAGATGTTGCACTATTAACTATAAAACAAATTTTAAATAAAGCAGTAGAAAATGATTATATTTATAAAAATGTAGCAATTGGAATTAGCATAAAAAAGCATAAATCAGCTGAAAAAGAACCTTTAAACGATAAAGTTATTACTGAAATAAAAAAACTCGCCAAAAGCGATTTTGATGCGTTTATGATACTATTTCTTTTATATACTCGGACTACGAAGAGAAGAATTAGTCCCTCTACAATATAAGGATGTAAATTTAGACGAAAAATATATTTTAATCAACAAAGCAGTAACATTTCAGAAAAACCAGCCTGCAATTAAAAAAACGAAAAATGAAGAAGTTAGAAAAGTACCTATTTTTGATATATTATATAATGATTTAAAAATATTGAAATCTAATCATAGATCAAACGAATATATTTTTTCTAATACTTTAAATAAAATGATGTCAGAAACGTGCTTAAAAAGAAAATTATCGTATGTACTAAAAGATATCAACTTGAAATTAAAATCTGACACACAAAAAGATGTGTCAGAAAACGAAAAAGCAAATTGTGAATATGAAGATATAAAATTCACATTACATCAATTACGACATACTTATGCATGTATATTACATAAAGCAGGCATAGATATTAAACAAGCTCAAATTTGGATGGGACATAAAGACATTAAAGTTTTATTGAATATATATACGCACTTAGATTCACAAGATAATGCAAAATCTATCGAAAAAGTGAATCAATTTTTAGGATAA